TATCTTGGACTGCCACACTATCAGATAGGGTTACTCCTGTGTAACCTATTACACCAGCCGATAGAGTTCGGATATCAAAATTATTTGCTGATACACCAACTAAGAAACCACCAGAGATGCCTTGAACGGATCCAGTGACTTCAACGGCAGAGTAAACTGCTGGATTACCAGTAGAACCAATAACACCTGTACCACCAGATGTCCCTGTTACGCCACCAGCAACGATGACCTTAAGGAAACCAGCCGTGCTTCCATAGATGGCAATTTGATTACCAATATTAAGAGTTCCCTTGACTTTCAGTTCACCATTCTCTATAATAGAAGCAGTTGATCCTCCAGAATAAGAAGAGAACAACTGAACAGGCATAGGATTGGTAATTGAAACTCTAGTTGATGTAGTGTCGTCGCCGTAAACGGCCTTTACGATTTGAACGTGTGCGTCTGCACTTGTTCCAAATCCGTAGTCAGTAGCCATATTATATGTGGCTCCTGAAGGTCCGCTGGCGATAATGATATTATCAGGCATGATCTACTCCGTTTTAATAAACTGATCTGTAATATATATAATAGAAATAAAACCTTTAAAGGATTCTTAATGATTGATGATACAAACTTCTCACACGAGATTAAAACTTATGTGAAAGAAAATGGTGGAACTTATATAGAGGCTGTTTTGTTTATATGCGAGGAATATGATATTGATCCAGTATTCGTTGCCAAGACTCTAACAAAGCCTATTATCGAGAAATTAGAAATAGAAGGCAGGGAACTTAATATCCTGCCTCAACTTACTTCATCAAAGTTACCAATTTAATTGACAAATGACTTTTAGATGGTATAATAAATATAACATTCGTGCAAGGTAGTTCCTTGCTTAACTCAGTTCTAGGGTAGATCCCTAGAGAAAGGAAAACCATATGGGTTTTTCAGATCTTAAGAAGAGAAGTGGTAATGTGTCTGATCTTTCAGACAAAATGGAAAAGATGAACGATAAAAAGTCTTACAAGGACGATCGCTATTGGCGTCCCGAACTAGACAAGTCGAGTAATGGTTATGCCGTTATTCGATTCCTCCCCGCTGCTGGCGATGAGGAACTTCCGTTTGCTCGCCTCTACACTCACGGATTTCAGGGTAAGGGTGGATGGTTCATTGAGAACTGCCCAACTACACTCGGTAAGAAGTGTCCTGTATGTGAAGGAAACACTGAACTATGGAATAGTGGTCTCGAAAGTGACAAGGATATTGCTCGGATTAGGAAGCGTCGTCTTTCTTACATCAGCAACATTCTAGTTGTGAGTGATCCTACTAATCCACAGAACGAAGGAAAGGTCTTTCTTTACAAGTATGGTAAGAAGATCTTTGATAAGATTCAAGAGTCGATGAAGCCTGAATTTGAGGACGAGTCGCCTGTTGATCCCTTTGACTTCTGGAAGGGAGCCAATTTCAAACTCAAGGTTCGTAAGGTTGCTGGTTACATCAACTACGACAAGAGCGAGTTTGAGGCTCCAACAGCCCTCTTTGATGGTGATGATAGTCGTCTTGAGAATCTCTGGAAGTCTGAGTATTCTCTTCAGGACATCGTTGCTCCCACAGAGTTTAAGTCTCACGAGGATCTCAAAGAGAAGTTCGATGGTGTGATTGGTAATGATATTCGTTCTACACAGGACGATTCATTTACTGAAACCGCTGAGAACATTGAGCCTGAGACCACCACTGTTTCTACTCCTGCTGCCGAGACTGAAGAGGATGCTCTTTCCTTCTTCAACAAACTCGCAGCAGATGATGAGTGAGCAACAATTAAAGAGGTGAGATTAGGGGAGTGGCTTAGGTCACTCCCCTTTTTTATTACCCAAATCTATTCACCGAAAATTTACTTCCACCATTAATCATCTGAGACGCTATCATAGAGGCTTCTTCTTGTGCTACTCTTGTGGTTGTGTATGTATTATTAACACTCGAAGATGTACTAGGTGCTATGATATTTGATGTTGAATTTACAGTAGATCCACCGGCTGCGGCTGCTGTAGATCTGGTTGACTGATCAATTTGAGCAGACGCTTTACTGGCAGAATTAGCCTCGGCCGCTTTCAGGCTTATATTATTCGCTGAGCCCTCAAGGTACATATCCGACGTGGCTGACCTGTGAGGAGTTGCGGTCGGGGCCAATCGGGCCCGTGCCGCTGCTTGCTTACCATCCATTCCACCGCTCTCTTCTCCGCTACCGGTTGAGGAAGGTGCCGTTGTTGCATTAGCACCTACGTTCATTGGATCTTCTGGTATTTTAATTAGATCACCAATTATTGGAAACTTACTAACTGTATCATATATTCCTTCTCCTCCTATAAACTCAGCAAGTTTTCCACCTAACCAGTTACCAGCCATGCCGCCGGCGAACGCACCTAACGCAGTTCCGGCGAATGGGATTGGAATTAATGTGCCAAGTACAGCACCACCAAATCCTCCCAATGCCCCACCAAGACCGGCACCAAGTTCTTTTCCAATCGCTTGCTTCTTTTCCTTTATGCTCATATCAGGATTACTTTTAATCTCACTAATATTATAAGCAGATATTGCTGTTTGTATCGCTGCCCCAATTCCGGGAAGGCCTGCTAACGAACCTAATACTTTTGGGCCGGCCGTTCTAAGTGCCGAGGTGAACATCTTTAATGGGTTTAGTTTACTGGCTACAGATCCTATGGCTTTACCCGCAGATCCTATGGCTTTACCTGCGAAACCTTTAGCACTTTTAAACCAACCTCCAAGTTTACTTAACATTCCTCCGCCTGCCTTAACAGCAGAAGGTGCTGCACCCTTCGCAGCACCAAGTCCTCTTCCGGCAGCACCAAGGCCTCGGCCGGCTAACTTTGCGCCGCCCTTAACAAGTCCCTTAGCACCTTTAAGGGCTGCGCCACCTGCTCGGCCGGCTAGTCGTTTGCCTACCCCCGCCAGGCCGCCAGGGACCAGCATCCCAACAATATTACCTATCATTCCCATTATTCCGCCGCCTGACTCCTCATCCTTATCACCTGATTCTAGAGCAGAACCCAAACCTTTGGTGGTTGCTTTATCTTCTCTTTCTTTTTCTAGTTTATTTTCTTTTGCCTTTGCCTTGTCCCCAGATTTTGGTGACACTGATTTCTTAATATCTTCCAATAATTCTGTTTGTGTTGTTAGTGATGATGAAATATTATTAAGAGCAAGTTCTGATCCCGGTGATGTTTGTAGACCACCTACACCGGAACTTCCTGCACCACCAATACCACTACCACCTACACCGGAACTTTCCGCACCACCATCACTGCTATCACTGCTAGGACCAACACCACCTAAAGCGGGTATTCCCGATAAGCCTCCAGATTTAGTTTCAAAACCTGCTTTTGAAACTTCAGCAGAAATTGCAGTTGCTACAGCATCGTCTGATACATTACCTTCTAATTGTTTGAATAACGTGTCTAACTCTTCTGCTGTTGTTACACCCATCTTAATGAGGGTGTCAACCATAACTTCATGTATATTATCATCACCCTTATATGATTTTTTAACCGCATCACTAAATTTACTAAATCCATTGGGATGTTTGATTGCTGATTCTTTTATCAGTGTATTATATTTTTCTCTTTCGCCTGCCGCCTTTTCTCTTGCTTTTTTTATCAACTTTCGTTGTATGAAAAAACCAGCGAGTTTATTTACTGTTTGACCGCCAGGTATCGCAGAAATAACGCTATCCTTAAGATTGCCAGCGCCCTCCTTTGTTTTTTCTTTTGCTATCTTTAGTATACCTTCTAATTCCGGAGCAAAGTCATCTACATCCTTACGGGCGTCAGGCCCTTTCATATCAGTAACATTCTTTTTGGTTAATTTTTTGCCTGCTATTGATGGCGTCCGTTTATCAGACTTCATTTCTTTCATGGTCTTCTGCATCAACTTATAGGTCTTCTCCTGTTCTCGGATAGCCTTCATTTCTTGTTGAGTTTTTTTAGGTTCTGTGTCTGCCATGTCTACTTTCTAATTATTTTTTCTTGAGTCTTTCTTCTTCTTGCAACCAAGCCTGTAATTGATAGATATAGACATTTCTTTCCCACGGTATCCAATTCATTATTTCTGAGTATGAATACTTATAATGATGCATCATCTGAAACACCAATTTCATAAATCCCTCTAGATTCATGTGGGAGACACTAAGCCGAAAAAATCATTTAGTCCATTTATTTCTAATGTTTTTTCTTCAGTATCTATCTGTACCTTCATTTTATGACTTAGTTTTGGCGCACCATCTGCAAATTTAACCAATTCTTTAAATTGTTTTTCTGTCATAGATTCAACAAAGTCAACTTTATCTTTAATTGAAAGATCAGTTCCAGATAAACATTCTTCTTTGATTGTAATTGTATCAATCATAGAGGCTATCATCTTAATATAATCATCCTGATCTGGAGTCCATACTTTAATTTCTTCCCTAATCACATCGTTCATACTCAGTTCTCGCATCTTAATGGAAATGTTTTCTGTTATATTAAACGTATTTTGATCATTGCCTGTTCTCTTTGGAATTTTTATTTTCCTTAGATCAAGATTGATTGGAGTTTTGATTATACCATGAGTATAAATTAGTTCTAAATTTTCACCTATAGATTTCTCTCTTAGTTTAACGAAAAGATATTCTGCTTCTCCCATAGAAATTTTATTTAAATCTAGATCAGAATAACAAGACATTATAATGTTCTTAATTGTTCTTAATACGTCAATTTCATTTCCTTCTTCAGCAACCAATAATAAAGTTTTTTCTTCCTTTACCAAGAATGGTCTAAAGGATAATTTATTTTCTATAGATGGAATAGTTACAACATACTCTGGCAATTCCGATCTCAACATTTCACTTATTTTCATTGTTAGTTTCCTATAATTAGATCAAAATCTCTGAATGAGAATGATACTGTTCCTGACTGATATGAATTTGTCGCGGACATATCAAGTTCAAGACCATTTATAGACAGAGGGAATACATCATTCAACTTATATGTTGTTGATGTAGTATCATCTCTGCTATAATATCTTATATCGATACTTCCTATGATATCATCATAATAATTTGCTTTATCTGTGTTGTTGTTAATTACTAAGTCTGACCAGTTCATGATAAACTCATGAAAGTCTTGATTGTATAGATAACTCATTTCAAAATCACCACTATACACCCTAGAATATGGAACATTATAGACAGGACCCCATAGGGTTTTTTCGTCTGATGCTATTCTCTTTGTTGGTGTCGTACATGTTAGGGGATGAAAATCACCAACAGCACTCATTTTTGGTGTTAGCCCCGATGGAGGAGTTATTGTTATATCAAACGAATACTTGTCAAACATCTGACTAGGAGTTTTTGTCCTAGACCTGATTATATTAAAGCCAGCATTTCTATTCAATTGCGACATATATTTCTCCGTAGTATATATGCCTTATTTGGAGAAAATGTCTTTTTCTGTAACTATAATAAATTCCCAACCTTTGGTCGAACAGTAATCTTTTGCTGCTTTCCATTTAGCGATATTAACTTCATACGTCATACATTCTCTAATATAGTTTTTACTCTTAGTTTTAGGCTGTTTTGGTTTTTTAGTTTGCTTATCTGGTTTGACTTCAATGATAAGTGTTTTTACTTCTCCACTTTCGTCGGCCTTTTCTACAATGAAGTCTGGATAATATTTGTGATTCTTTCTATCCACAGGAGAATAGTATGGAATATGTAATTCTTCAGAACCCCATCTAATGATCTTTATATTTTCGTCAAGAAACCTACATACTCTTCTTTCCCATAAAGATCTACAAATTATGTTGTTTGGGTTCCCTATATACTTTTGAGGATTTTGTGGTGAATATTTTGTTTTATATGCCATTGTAAAA